GATCTTCCATTATCAAAGACATTTCTAGTAAATCCAATTGCGGTTGGGTATATGTATTTCTTTAGAATGGTTCATATTGCAGAAGAAAAAATAGCTGCTAGAGGAATTGGTACATATGCAAAAAGAACTCTTCAACCACTAGGCGGAAGAAAAAATAAAGGAGGACAAAGAATAGGTGAAATGGAAATGGCATGTATTGTAGGTCATGATGCTCCAAATAATCTATTTGAGTTCTTCACTACAAAATCAGATTGTATTGATTTAAAAAATCGTTATATTAGGAGTTTGATTGAATTTGATCTGGATGATGAAAAGAAAAAGATAGATATAACTCCAGAAGCAGTTAAATTATTCAACTCATATCTAACGGTATTGGGGGTAGAACATAAATGATTGCTTATACACCATCAACATATTCAACATATGAATCCTTAGATAAATATTATAGAAATACATGGCTCGATGAACCAATTAAAAAGAAAAAAGTTAAAATAAAAAAACCCGAAAAGGTTCATGTTTTTGATATTAAAGATTTAGATTTAAAGGAGGAATAGATGAAACAATTTTTCTGTCCAATATGTAAAGCACCAATTGTCTGTACATATGAAAAATCAGATTACTATTTCTATCAAGATGAAAATGATGATGTGGTTCGAGACAATAACGAAGATTCAATTCGTGGTACACAACCATATTTTCATTTTCATTGTTCAGATGATATGGAGGATGATATTAAACCTCTTGATAATTTAGATGAATTTATAAAATGGAAACAAGATTATAAAGTGGATATTATAAAAATATTAGTAAGGGAGGGATTTATTGTATGATAACAGATTTACCAGATATCCAACAAGATAAACCAAGTATTACAATTCCAATCGGTCAAGTTGGGGTCGAAAATGTTGAGCTTCCTTTTAAATTAGAATCTAAGTATGGTGGTTTTCATCAATTGATAGCTAATGTTTCAATGGGAACCAACTTGGATAAAGATACAAAAGGAATCTCAATGTCCAGACTGATAAGAACATTGAAACCTTATCTTGATCTTCCTCTAAAGCATAAATTAATTAAATTAATTTTAGAGGATATTAGAGAAAATGTTGGGGGAAGTTCTAGTTTTATGAAATTTGAATTTAGATTTCCAATAATAAAAAAATCAATTAAATCAGACAATGAATTTCCCCTCTATTATAAATGTAGATTTGAAGGACAGTTATACCCAAATATAAATATACATAGTGTTTTTGATTTCTACCAGGGAGTTATAGTTCAATATGCTTCTTACTGTCCATGTTCTAATGAGTTATGCAATCATTTACAAACTCAAGGAAGCAATGGTTTTCCTCATAATCAAAGATCTTTTGCTAATATTTTAGTTGAATCAAGAAAATCACACTATATTTGGTTAGAAGATCTTATTGAAGCAGCTGAACTAGCAGTTATAAACTTACCTTATCCAATTATAAAAAGAGAAGATGAACAAGAAATTGCAAGAGTTGCAGCACAAAATCCTATGTTTGTTGAGGATGCAATGCGCAATATATCCGTTGCAATAAATGATATTAAGGGAGTTCGCGATTGGATTATTAAATGTAGTCATCAAGAATCTATTCATACATCAGAAGCTATTGCAATAAATTGGAAAGGAATAAAAGACGGATTCGATGGAAGGAGATTTATATAATGGGATGTTTTAGTTTTATATGCCAAAAATGTAAACAACCAATTTTATCAAATAGCTTTGTAGGGCAACCTGTTAAGCTATCTCTTTTAAAAGATGGTATTATCATTGAAGAGATGGAAGGAGAATATGATTCTTACGGAAGGGTATTTAAACCTGGCAATAAAGAATCTATTAATTGGAGTATACCATGGAATGATGTCTGTGATCTAATGTTTCATAAAGAAAAGAATAATGGAATAGCAGCAATTCATTCCAAATGTGATGAAGGAGAAATTCCTACCAAACGATCAAAGGATGATCCAAATCAAGGTTGGGGTGAAGATATGAAATTAATGGGTAATGTTGACCCCGATCTAAAACTATAAAAATAACAAGGAGGTGTTTATTATTTGGAACAGTCTGAAATAATAAAACTATTTATTAAAGAACGAGATTATGAAACATGTGTATTTGGAGATTATAAAAATGATCCAACCCTCAATCTTGCCAGTTTTATAACTTTCTTAAAAATCTATTTGAATAGAGTAGAAAAAGCATATACTGGAGTATGGTCTCCAAGAGAAAAGTTTCCTGATTGGTTAAAGAATACAGATGAATCAAAGAATGGAGGAAATGGTCCAATAGAAGCATATGAAAACCTCATTAAATTGATGGCATTAGCTGGAGCAGCTTTAGAGGCATATGCAGAAATTGATGTTGATGCATGGAGAAGAAATCCAGAACTAGATAGTAAAAAATGGAGTAAAAATAAAACAGAAGGAGAAGTATAAAAATGAATGAAAATTTAACCGAAATGGTTCAATCAGAGGAAGGAGTACCAGAGGTATTTTCAGAAACTGAACTTGATTTACCTACCGAAGATACAGAAGGAGTAATTGGAGAGGATCCAGTAGTAACTAATGCTGCTGCAGACCCCACTAATGAAGTTGAGGAGCCAGATACAGGTGACGTTACTGTTGAAACTTCTTATTTGTCAGATTGGTTTGAACAATATGGAAATGTATTTGAACCTGATATTAAACAACTGAAAACCAAAATCAGGGGTTTAGATCCAAGGTCAGATATTATTGTTGTTTTACCTCATGAATCAAATGAACAACTTGAAGATGGAACGTTAAAAAAGAAAGTTGAATTATTTAAAAGAGCTAATGAACAGAAGGTTATAGATCTTCCAGCAATATCTATGAATGTTTATAATAATGGTTTTAGAATTATTTATCAATATTCAGAAAATATCTTTTTCAAAGCATATGGAATAAAAACAGGACTTATCGTGGCATTTTGTAATAAAATAAATGACCAATTATTACCATACGCACAAACAAAATTAGGGAAGGATGATGACTCGCTGGTTGTTCAATTTAAAGATGAAAATGAAACGATAGCAAGTTTGGCAACAGAGTTGGATAAAGAGGCTCTACAACTTCTGTATAAACAAACTACGAAAGTTATTGATGATTTTACAAGTAAGTCAAATGTAATTGACTGGCTAATTAGCAGACAGGAAACAATTACAGATATAAATCACCACTTACAAATTGATAATGTAATAACAACAATTCTTTCATAAGGGAGAATGGGTGTGCTGTTGGTATATGGCACACCCAAAACTTAAAATGAAAATAAATACCATTTATAGATTAGTTTTAAGAGACGTTTATTCTTATGATATATCAGCATGTCATTATAATATTTTAAAACAACACAACATAAACATATCTCATTTAGAAAAAGATAATAAAGAGAAAAGAAATATCCAAATAGGAAAAATGATGCGAGATAATCCCAGGATAACATCTCTTTTAAGAAATACCACAAATTCATTAATTGATGAATATATTATGGTTAATGAAATAAAAGAAGACGAAATTCTATTAAGACAATATGATGGTATAATTACAACAAAAGTTTTACTTACAACCAACTTAAACAGTATGCCATTAGATTATCGTCACCATTTTGAAATTTTCATATGTTCGTTTGATAAAAAAATGTATATCGCTCGAGCAAGTAACTTTGATATAATCATTAAAGGAATTCCTTTTCGGTATGAACAAATAGATAAAATTTATGAACAAATTTGTAAAATTAACTATGCAAACAAAACTTCAATTTTTAAATCTCTTCAAAGGATAAAAGATAAATTTATGACAGAGAATAATCCCTATTTATTTGGTATCCCTATTAATGATAAAAAAGTTAATATATTTTTAAAAGAGTATGGAGAAATTGAAATTTCAAAATCCGCTTTAAGAATAATGGATATAAATGACATTGATCGAGAACGATATTTTAAATTTTATATTGAGCCCTTTACTAAAAGTATTGTGGCTGAATTCGTAAGGAGTTAAAAATGAAAAATTTTTTAGTTGATAACAACAAAACAATATTGAATATTGCTGGAGGAAAAATTGTACCAATTGGTTTCTCTGAATCTATAAATGAACCACATTTTATGAAGCATTTTATTGTTCAATTAGATCCAATGTATTATAGCAATTGCACAGCTCAACATGTAGAAAGCTCTCATACTAGTTGGGTACAAAATAATATCAAAATGGCTTTCCTCTGTCCTGTTGATGCGTTTGAATTTATGGAAAGGGTTTTTATAAACTTTAATCATGTAGCTATATATCGTTTTTTAGAACATGTCTCATTTACAAAAGTTCCTTATTTTATATATCTAGTTTCTATACTTCTTGAAAAGGGTGATATAGTTGATGTTATAGTTCCAAACTATGAAACATTGGCAGAAATGATTATAAAAGAAGACCTATTCGATCCATCTGGTGGAAACTTTGAACCCCATAATATTTTATTAACTACAGAACTTTTAAATGAACCATCATGTCCTCATGCTTCAATATGGACTCCTGATAGAATGAGATATTTCTGGGAACTTGAAGGTCGATTTAAAGTAAAAGAAATGGATGAGAATTTTCATTTCGACGGTAGAGATATTTATATTCGAGCAATAATCGAAAGGACATAAAATGTCAAAAAAATATAGGGACTCTCCACTACGAAAATTAGAAAAAGCTAATTTCGTTTTATATATAAATTGTGATGGAACCATAGAAATAGGAAAAAACAGATATACTGGAGGAACAGGTTTAATACAGTTCCCACAAGGAATTGAAATTTTAGTACAAGTGTTAGTAGGGACTGCATTTAATAACACTTGTATTGTGTTTCAAGAAGCTTTAAAGAAAGATATATATAAAGTTTTAGAAGATCATGAAGTTTTGAAAGGAGAAGAAAATGATAAAATTCGAAGAACGAGCTCAAGAGATGGGACTCGTTTGTGATTTTGAAAGAGGGTTGTTTACCTATGTAGATACACATGGGCAAATAGCTTATAGAAGAAGTGAAACACCAACTTTGTCAGAATCTCAGCAAGAAGATGAACATGAAACAGACAATTTTGAACTTCCATATTTAGCTCTGTTTTCAAAAAGAAATGGAGATGATACTCATTGGAATTATTGTGGTATTGTATCAAAAATCTATAAATTTATTGGCAATGAAGTTCTTAATGAACAAGTCCGAAATTCTATTCTGGGAATTGGACTTCCAATCGTTAGAGAAAATACAATCATATCTTATGATTTAACAAGAATGAGAAATGAAATTGTTATTCAAAATGGAGCAAACAGTTTACAGTATGGGGATATTCTCCCAGTTATGATTGTAAACAATAGCTACAATGGTTCAAAATCTCAATCAATACAATTTGGTTTAAGTATGAATTATAATAACGAAGTTCTTTCATTTGGTTTTAAACTTGGAGAAATGAAACAAATTCATATAGATGGAGCCTCAACAACTCTATCATCTGATGTTGGTGAATATATGGAAGTATTCACAGGAAACATTCTTGATATGATTAATGCTAGTTTTAATCATACATTAACTGAAGATGAATTATTTTTAACTCTCGATGTAGTGGGTGAAATTGGTAAAAAAAGAAGAGAGGAAGTTTCTAAACTTTTATCTGAGTTAGCTCCACAAGTACCAGATGGAGAAACTCCACCACTCCCTACTGCTTGGCAAGTGTTTCTGGCTGTAATAAGATATAGTAGTTTTGAGCCAAACCTCAATGCTAAATCTCTTCTTGAAAATGCTGCGGAAAGTGTTTTAGTAATTCCAGGTAGAATGATGGATGTATTGGAGAAGATTAATGAGGAGACATGAGATAAGAAAAAAATTAGAATTATGTGATGAAGATTGTAATCATTGTCCAATAATAATGCATCCAAATAATCGTCTTGTAACCAGAATACTTAACGAAGCATATAAAAAATTTGGAACTGAATTTTATAAGATTGTACAAGGGTATTGCCCAAATTTAACTTGCTGTTATGATTGTCATATTGATGATTTCTGTCATAGTGAAAATTGCAAGATTGTTAAAGGTATTAATGAATAAAGAAATGGGGAACTTTTTCCCCATTTCTTTTTTTTGTTCTTTTTCTAGAACAAAATATAAAGGAGGATTGTATGTATGGCATCAGAAAAAACAAGGTTTTGGACTCCGAATCGGACTTATGATTTTCAGCTTTTTATAAAAGATAAAGATTATACTCCCGATCTTCAAAGAGTAAGTATTGCAACGTCAATTACAGCTCCTTGGCAAACTATAATTTTTGAGTTTTTCATTGACTCTAATGATATGATACTTGATAAAATATACGGTCAAGATCCAATTAAATTAAATATTCGTCTCTTGGGATCAGCTGGTGTTCCTATTGAACAAATAGAATTAGACTTGATGTATGTGGATTCAAATTATGATTTATTAATGAAGTCTGCAGATCCTCAAAAAAGTATGAAAGACAGAACCAAAGTTGAAGTAATAACTATTTGTAGAAAACCTTTTCAGACAATGACTACTGTTGTGAATAGTTTATATTATGATTCAGATATACAATCTGCTATAAATAATTTGGTTGAGAGAAGAATTGCTACAGGAGCTACTTTAAAATATGATAGTCAGGGAACTAATCCAGAAAAAATTGATCAAATATTAATTCCTCCAACTACCTTTCATCAAGCTATTCGTTACTTGGATCATTACTTTGGGGTATATAATGGATTACTTGGTTTCTTTTGTTTATGGGATAATACAATATACTTAAAAAATTTAACTAAGAAACCAACAACATCTCACACTTTTACAATACACCAATTAACAACAGATGCTAAAGAGGCGGATATTATAACAGCTCCTGCTGATGGAAAAACATTTTACACATACAAAAATGTGGAAACAACATATATGGGAAATTCTATAATAGCTGTAACTGCACCAACATTAAAATATATAGTTAAACCGAAAGACACTTTATCTCATACAATTAATATTGACATGAATGCTTTTTCTACCCAATATGGAATAATAGCAAAGAATAAAAAAATATTTTTTGATAGTGAAGCTTTAGGAAACAGTAGACAAAGAGTATATAATAATCATACGGGATATGAAAAAACAGAATCATTTATTAATGCAAACTTATCTAAAGAAATAGCTGAAATGTCATTGATATATATTAATCTAAATAGTAAAAATGTTTCATTATTAAATCTAATGCATGTTGGCGAATCTGTTAAGTTTAATTCAAAGGTAACAGACTTCGTGCAACTAACTGGAAAATATATTTTAAAATCAAGCGAGTTATCTTTTGAACGTCTCAGAGATTGGGAAGTATATGCAGATATAAATTTAATTAGAACTAATAAATCACTAATATAGTCAATTTCTTGGAACAAAAAACTAATGGAGATCTTATGCTAATAAAACAACAAAAAATGCAAAGTATGGCTGATAAGTATATAAGCGAATACTTGAAATGCGAAAGTGACTTTAATTATTGTTGTAAAAATTACATAAAGATAGAATTACCTGGAAAGGATCATCTCCTAGATCCATATGTGAAACAATCAGAATTAATACATACAATTGAAAGAGATAAATATGTTCTTGTTTTAAAGAGTAGACAAATTGGAATATCAACTATCATACAAGCTTATTCTGCATGGTTAGCAGTATTTTATAACAATGCTGTAATTGGAATTATTTCTAAAGACTTTAAAGAAGCTACAGACTTTGCAAGAACAATAAGAGGAATGGTTGAAAAGTTACCTGATTGGATGAAACCTCCCAAAGGAGTTCAGGGAAGAGGATTTGCAAAACGTACAGAGCAATCATTTATTTTAACAAATGGTTCAAAGATATATGCTTCACCTGTTAACCCAAATGCACCAGACAAAACTCTTCGTGGTAAAGCTATTACATTATTAGTAATAGATGAGGCAGCGTTTATTAACCATGTTGATGAAGCATGGACATCAATGGTTCCTGCTCTTTCAACAAATCAAATGCAAGCTAAAAAAGCAGGTGTCCCATACGGAACGGTTATTCTTTCAACACCAAACAAAACCATCGGAATGGGTAAATGGTATTTTGAAAAATATAAGAAAGCAATTACAACGAGCAGTGATATTTTTACTCCTTTTATTATTCACTGGAAAATGATTCCACAATTAGCAGAAGATTCAGACTGGTATAAAACTCAATGTGAACTTTTTGACCATAACCCAAGAAAAATTGCTCAGGAATTAGAATTAAAATTCTTGCCAGCAGAGGGAGCGTTCTTTGAAGCAGAAACAGTTGAAAGGATGCAAGCATCATCTATAGAACCAATTGAAAAATTAAAAATATTCAACGGAGAAATATGGAGATTTCAAATACCTATTCCTCATAGATATTATATAATTGGGGTTGATACGGCTCCTGAACATGGTATAGATAAATCTGCTATCACGGTTTGGGATTATGAAACGCTTGAACAGGTTTGGGAATATCAAGGAAAATGTAAAGTTCTTGATTTTATTAAAGTTGTTCAAGTTGCAGCAAGAGAATACCCTGGTATAATTGTTGTAGAATCAAATT